TCAAATACAATTTTTAATTTTGATACATTTACAATTCCATTTATTTATTCAACAACTTTGAATGTCGCATCAACATCAAACCTTCAAATAGCAACTCTTACTGGAACAACTGGTGTTACGACTCTGAACGTCACTGGAAATGTCTACGCCTCAAATGCCTTGACAACCACGAACGTCTTTGCAGCGACCGAAATACTCGCCGGAACCACAGGTGCAACGACTCTGAACGTCACCGGAAATGTCTACGCGTCAAACGCCTTGACAACCACAAACGTCCTGGCGGCAACCGAAACACTCACGGGTACAACCGGTACAACGACTCTGAACGTCACTGGAAATGTCTACGCCTCAAATGCCTTGACAACCACAAACGTCTTTGCGGCAACCGAAATACTCACGGGTACAACCGGTACAACGACTCTGAACGTCACTGGAAATGTTTATGCGTCAAACGCCTTGACAACCACAAACGTCTTTGCAACATCAGTCGTCCCGACGTACCCAATTTCGTTCCGGAATCGCATCATCAACGGCGACTTTATCATCGATCAGCGGAACGGTGGGGCGTCATCCACACCTGGCACGGGTATGACCCGAGTCATCGACCGGTGGAATGTGGAAATTTTTGGGTCTGGTCGGTGTCTGGTCGGACAAAATCTTGGGTCCGTTACATCTCCGTCCGGTTTCACGAGTTACTATGGTATGCGAGTCACGACGACCACAACTCCAGGGTCGACCGACTATTTTTTCATACAACAAACTATCGAGGGAATCAACACGGTTGATTTACAATGGGGGCGTGCCACAGCTCAACCCGCAACACTCAGTTTCTGGGTTTACAGTTCACTCACCGGAACGGGTGGTGGTTTCATTCGAAACGCCGGCGAAACAGCTGGAAATTATAACAGAAGTTTTCCGTTTACGTATACAATCAACGCAACAAATACATGGGAATATAAAACGGTCGTCATCCCGGGAGACACGACGGGACAGTGGCTCTCGGGACAGTATGACGGTGTTCAGATTGGTTTCGAAATGTGGAACGGCTCGACGTACCAGGGGACGGCAGGTGCATGGGCAGGAGCGAATTACACGGGACCCTCGAGTGCGTCCATTAACTATGCAGGTACACTCAATTCAAATCTGTATATAACTGGCGTTCAGTTTGAATCGGGAACGAACGCGTCCCAGTTCGAACGGCGCCACATAGGGTTTGAGCTCGCACAGTGTCAACGTTATTATGAACCGAGTGTCGCTCGCATGGGTGGTTATCATACGACGGGTGGGTACTTACGTAGTTCTGTTTATTTTAACGTCAAAAAGAGACCAAAGGTCTCACCGACATTCACGGTCGTTTCGACTCCAGAAAGTTCTAATTTTGGGGCATTAGGGTTCGATAGTTCAAATTTTGATCAAAGTTCGGCTCGTATTCTCGCGTCCGTAACGACCACCGGTGATGCCTATGGCCAATGGAAGGTTGCCGTGGATTGTGAATTTTAATCAGTCAGATGCATCATTGATTTGAACAACAAGACCGTCAAACATCTTCTTGATATACTCGGGGTCTTCCTTGTCCCGTATAATCATTTTTTCACCAGTCACGTACTTGATACTAAGTTCAGCAGCTTCGTGATCATGCTCAATATACTGGACCGATTTGGGGTGCGCAACAATGAGCCGTTGTACTTTGCGATTCTTGGGTGTAAGCAAAAGGTTGTGTACAAGCACGTGCGGAATGCGAATCATTTGATTATTTAAGGGTTGTTTTCTCTAAATCATAATCCGGTATAACTCAGTTGATTATTGTAAATTTGATTAATTGTTGTGGTTCCGTCAAGGTCGAACAGAGACTTGGTAAAAACAAGAACTTCGTATATTTCACCCGTATAGTACTGCTGATTTCGGGAACACCCTAAAGTTCCAGGACCGCTTATTGTTGCTTGTGTAGTACCTCCAGCAGCAGTTGCCGTTGTTTGAACACCATTTCTCCATGCATAAGCTTTCATCCCAGATGTCTGTGATAACATTCCCATATTATATCCAGTTGGTTCGGAAGCACCAGCATATGCCGATACGGATACGTTAACTTGATCGACGGTGATGTTATTCAATTGCGTTCTAACCAGTGTATCTGACACATAACCAAATTTCAATGACGGAGCAGTAGATAACGCAGGTGATGTACCAACGAAAAACGCAAACGTGCTATATGCCACGGTGCGTTTTGTTACTGCACATACTGTAAAATCTGTATTATCAAATATGTTTCCAGATGCGGAATTGAATGACATTTGATTTGGCGTTCCTTTGAAATATACAGAGTATCCAGGACCTTTCGTTGCTCGCTGAATTACGGGTTGATTTGCCGCGGTCGCTTGTGTTGCGTGATTCCCTGCACCCGTTTGGTCATACCACGTTGTCACGTTTCCCGTTGCAGACCCAAGCCAGTTCGCCAAGGTTGTGCCTGTAACTGGTGCCGTCAAAAGGTTTCCTAGACGATCTGCGTAAAAATCTTGTATAGCGCTGTCTGATGAACGCTTAACTTGCACCGCCTTTGCCGTCGTTCCGTTCACGGCCCTCAAAGAAAACGCAGCAACTGCTGAACTCGTGACGGCCGTAGAAAGTTGACTGAAAAGGGGCGAGCCTGTCAATGGTGTAGGCGTCATATACTGCGCCGCAAGACCCAGGACATTTGTACCACTTGAAGCGTACGACGGCACTGATGCGTATGCCCACGGCGCTGCCTGTGGTGTGAAACTCGTGGTCGGCACCGTTCCACCCTTTATAATACGCATATCCCGAATGTATCCATTTAAAAAAGGTGAGAAGTTTCGGCCTATGAGAGTATTGTTTACAGAATCGTATCCAATGATGTAATTTGCTAAAGGACTACCCAACTCTGGAATACCGTTCAGATACACAATTGGCCGCCCGGCGGTCGTGTAGGCCCATGCTACGTGGGCCCACGTGCTGAGAGTTGTGGCGTTGGACCCGTTAAAGTTCAAAGCCGTAAGAACGCCGCTCACGGTTCCCCATGAACCAAATATGGGTCGGCCCGATGCCACTGCAAAACTCCAGTTGAGACCACCAGTTCCTTCGTGAAATATAATTCTGTTTGACGGAGAATCAAATGTATTCAAATAAATCCATGCTTCGCAGAATATATTTGACGTATTTAAATTAAAATTAACTGGAGTTGACGTTCCTAGATTGATATACGTTCCGGTCGATCCATCAAAGTAAGCGGCCGTATTCCCCGTCGGTGCCGTTCCATACAACACGCGTGCATTTCCAGAAAGGAGAGGGCGAATGGTGCCTGTAAGTTGAGTCGGTGTCATATACTGAGCTGCAAGACCCAAGACGTTCGTTCCTCCTGATGCGTATGTTGGAACCGACCCATACGTCCATGGTGCCGCCTGGGGTGTGAAAGTTGTGGTGGGTACAACCCCACCTTTGATCACACGAAGGTCGCGTATATATTGATCGTAATAGTAAATATTCGTCAATCTAGGACTGTTTCCTATTTGAATACTATGGGCTGAATTGTATGTTAAAGTACCTGTGTACGCAGTTGGACCTACTGATAAAGAACCATTTACGAACAAATAAAAGTTTTTATTTGTGGAGTCTATTGATACAGACAAATGATACCATGTTCTTGTTGTTAGAGAAGTTGATTGAAGTGCTGGAGAACCAGTAACGTTAAAACTGAATCCAATGTTTAATCTGACTTGTGTGTACCAAGTCCAACTTGTTGTAGTTCCAGTAGGCAACGCAAGACCTATAGGCGTGTTCAAATTTCCAGTACTCGTGTTGGACGTATACCACCAAAATTCACAAAATAAATTTGATGAATTATAATTAAAATTTGCAGGTGAAGAAGTACCCAAATTCATGTAGTTTGAATTAGTTCCATAAGGACCTGTGCAATAAAACGCCGTGTTACCTGTAGGAGCTTCTCCATATGATACAACTGCGTTTCCAAGGAGAAAAGACTCAACATTTCTCGTTAGACCTCCGCTGCCAGACATCTCTAATAAACTCTGGCACTTTAATAGAGATGGGCTACAGCAACGTTGCTGGCGACATCAACGTGTTGGCTGGGGCGTCTGTGCTGACAAACTCATTTATTAATCATGCAGCTTTAATCTGGTACACAAGGCTGTCAAACATATTTTTGATGTATGTAGGATCTTCCTTGTCTCGTACAACAACTTGTTCACCAGTTAGTGAGACAATGGTCGTTTTCTCTAAACTTTACTGGTTTACGCAGTACAATATGATTTTTACACATCGACGGACCAAATTGGTGGTTGCGTGTAAACATCGTCATATCGTATTCGTCCCATTCCATATTAAAGACGTGTAAGTTACCGTCCGACCGGTACTGTGAAAACTTGATACCACGTCGAATGATCCAATACGGTTCATCTGGATCACTCATACCTGAAAAATCAAACATCGTACGGGACGACTGAACATACACAAATTCGTGTTTCGGCACGAAACTACGGTTTATGTTCAGACGTTTCGGGGGTACACCGAGTTCACGTCGGATATCCATATCCTCGAGGTAACTCGCTATTCGAAGTTCTAGCATGGTTCTTCTAGACACCAATCTTCTTCGGCGTCGATATCTGACGCAAGGGTACACAGACGTGTTGTCTCATCATCCAGAATTTTTTGAATCTGATCCGTAAACACTTTTTCGTGTGAACTGGTTCCGAGAACCTGAAAAAGTCGAGGAACAATTTGTTCGTACGCTCGAACTTTGTCTTCCGCGTCCATCTTTTGTGTCCTGAGGTTTACAAGCATTTGGTCGTGGAGTTTCATTTTTTCTTCTGGGGACATGTCTTCGTACTGTGCAGCTGCATTTGCAATTTCATCACGCATCGCACATGACCCGTACTCTTCACCGGCATCGAAACACCGGGCGACTTCACTGAGATCAATAGCGTCCCAAAGAAACTCAATTGCGTGTGGCGGAACACCATTCTCAAAGTATTCGTCAAACACGTCCGGGCCGTATTCGTAGCCGGCAACCATTACGCCATTTGCCGTTCGGTCGTAACTCGTGTTTGGACTCATACTTGTTTTGCTCGTGTTTTCTCTATCAGAAGCAGCAGCACCAAACAGGCGGTACACGAATATCTTTGATGAGCATTTCAATCATGTTTTCTACGAGTATAATCCGAAGAAGTTTTTTCACGTCGTCTGAAACAATACCGTCCGTCTTGATGACGTGTTCGACCAATGACGTGACGATACCCGGGTGACTCGATATAGACTTTGCGAGCCTTAGAACATCGATCGCCGTATCAGGTGGATCGAGTCTAAGAATCGTCTCAAAGTGTGTCTCGAGTGTCATATTCTTAGCACATTATTTTTTAAGTTACGAGAATTTAATCACCTCCACGCAATCTTAAAACGAGGTGGAGGGTCGACTCCTTGGAAATATTGTAGTCTGCCATTGTGCGATCATCCTCCAGTTGTTTTCCTGCAAAAATCAGACGCTGTTGTTCCGGCGGAATGCCTTCCTTGTCCTGTATTTTCGCTTTGACGCTCGCAATCGAATCACTCGACTCTACTTCCAACGTGATTGTTTTTCCCGTAAGAGTTTTTATGAAGATTTGCATCTTACTAATTTATAAATAAAACTTTTTGTTTATTTGTACCACGCCATGTAATAATCACCCGCCTCGGGTGGGTCCATTTCGACGACCGACGTGTCATCTATGAGACGCCATACGCCGCGGTGTTTCACGTAGGCGTAATAATGTCCGCCCTGTGTTGACCCCTGATGGACCACAAGTCCGAACAAAACACGGTCTTGGTACGTTTGTGGAACACGAACGGTTCGACGTGCGTCGTACTGACTGAATGAAACAATCAAAAGCTTGGGCCATTTCGTAACACGAGTTTGTTGAACAGCCGCATGGTACTGTGTTCCTTCTGTATCCACATAGCCTGAAAAAGCTTCGTAACGTTCGCGCCGCTGAACGAGCTCATCGAGAGTTTGGCCAGACGTTTCAGGAACAACGACGAGTGTCGTAAACTCCGACTCTTTACGAGACTCGCCTTTCGGGTACGTGACAATCTGAGTTTCCGTGCCATTAAAAATACCTTGAACGAACCCAACACCCAAAGATTTTTCAAACACGTCAAGCAGTTCCAGAACAACTTCTTGAACGTCGTGAGGACGTCGATCGGCAAACCGAGGAAACTTTTTACAAAATGCCGTGTAAAAAGGAGTTATGTCTGCACGCTCCACCTTCTTACGCCACAATTGACCAACTAAATCAGAATACGTGCGTGTCACATCACACTCACCCGCATACGGTTGTTTCAGCAAACGATTCGACAGTTCAGGGACGTGACTGAGACACTGAACCGCCGAATTAAAAAAACACGTATTCCCGAGATTCTCGAGACCTTTTACCATATATAGAGTACGTGCGCGTCCTCTCTAATGGACAAGAAACTTTTTGATACGTGGGAACCTATCATTCGTCGGTCGGTCGGCCACGAAATTGAAATTCGACTCGGAAAGATGAATCGCGGGTCATTTGATACAAATCTTTCCAAGGAGACGTATGACAAGGTTCTTCGGCGTCTTCACAAGTACAAGGGCTGGGAAAACGTGACCGAGTCAAATACGACGGTGTATCAGTACCCGAGTTCGCGCCGAGCTACGTGGGACCATGTTCTCGAGGATATTACTGAGAGTATCGTGAAAAAGCGTATCGAGGTGAATGACGTGTCGCTCGACGACCAGCCGTTTGATGTTCGGCTCGGTATTTCGAGTGAAACGCCGGTCGATCACGATCCGGACGAAGAGGCGACGATTGTTCGGAACAAACACCGAGTGTCGTTTTTGCGTAAGAATCTTCGCATCGATGTGACGCACGTCACGGGGGACGCACAAGACCCAGACTGTGATGATGAGAACCAGTACCAAGTTGAGCTCGAGTTTCTTGCCGTTCCAGATTCAAAGAATGAACTGTTCAACATGGTCTACAAGGTGTTTGATGTTATGAAGATAGCTCGTTGAGAACTTCGCGTATGTAGGCCGAGTTGACTGAGGACGGGGACGATTTGCGCGATGCTTTGACCGCCTTGAGTGTAACGTACCAATTCTTAGGTTTTGTCTTTTCGAAATTTGCGTACAGAACATTATTTGCCAGGTACGCCTTGGCGATCGCTAGGCGTTCAGCGCGTGTCAGTGTATGAAACTGTCTCGACCGACCGTTCCGTACGATACTGGTATTCAGACCGTTCGTGAATCGATACACCTTCCCATTCACCGTAACGTTCGGTGAACGAGGTGACGACGACGAGACGGATCCAACTTTGTTCTTTATCATACCAAAAAGTTGAGCAGCTGTTTTGTTTTCAGACGCCTCGGGAATTTTCAAGGCGCGTGCAATACCGACGAGTTGAGCGATTGTATATCTCTGGTATTGTTTTCCGTTAATTTTGTTGCCTTTGATTTCGTATGTCGGTGTCAAAGGACTTTCGCCGTTCGAAATTCCAAAGATGTTCCGGACTCGGGCCGGGATACGAACACCCGCATCCGCATACGCTTTGACGACTGTTTTGCGACCAGCCGCAAGTCCCTTGGGCACTTTATAAAAGTATGGCCGTTTGCCAGGACCTGGACGAACGTAAAATCCGGGCCGATTCGCGTTCCAATTCTCGGCACGTCGAGGTGGACTCTTTTTCGATGCGAGTATACCTTCGCCTATGAGCGCGCGAACGTGATTTGGTACGTTAACGCCTGCGTTTGCGTATGCACGTAAAACTTTTTGACGTACGAGACCCATGTTTGAAACCACAGGGTAAAACCGCGGGATACCGTTCGGGCCGGGCCGGACGTAATGCCCGTTTCGGATATTTGCATAGCTCCGTGCGCGTGGATACCTCGCGTTCAATTTGTTCACACGTTGGCTCTGACGAGCTGATGGTGGTGGACGCGCAATCCGAGCATACTCGGATCCAAACTCACCGCGTTCGAGTTTAAACATGTGTACCGGACCAACATCCGTAATGATACGTTTTATTGTCGGCACAATCGCACTAAAATCAGAAACACCACGAACCAAAATGGTTCCGTTTGTAAAGAAAATAAAAGTCATCGAAGGACGTTTCCATTTGACAAATGCACCCGTAAACAATTCAGGTTCGTAACTCGCCGTCGCCGCCGTACGAGGAACGCGTCTCACAATCTCTGGGAGTCTCAGATGGCGATTCACATTGAGTTGAGCATCGACGCGTGTCGTCCGAATCTGATTTGCGTTCACGTGAAGACCCGGTGCAAAAAAGTGACGTGCGACGGTACGAAGAACCGCCTCGTAGTTTTGGGTCGTTACGTTAATTTGCATGGACCCACTCTTACTATAACTGACCGACGGTCCAGACTCGAGACGAATCATCCAATTTGCAATGTCCGTATCATCACCGATGCGTTGTGTTTTTGTGAGGCGACACCGCACGGGATTCCCTAAAAGAACGCGTCCTTCGACACTCTTTATACCGGCTGGAAGTTTAGGAGGTAACCGGAAGGATGACCAGGGAATGTTCAGTATGACCGATTTACCTGTTATGGTCGGACGGGACAAAGCGTAGTCTTTTTCTTCATTGGGGAACGGGTGTCGCCGACGTTCCAAGAAACGTCTCAACATTACTATATGTCAAGAAATATTAGACGTCTGCATCGATAATATCGCTGGTCGCGATATCGAGACCGTAAATGACGGGCTGAGCGGCATAGCCCACGCCGCGATACACACACGACTCATTCTTGACTTCAATTTCGCGAGCCGAAAATGGACCGGCAGCCGTATCTGAATTGAAGCGACACTTGCCGAGCAAATTTTCTTGACAATGTTGGTGAAACACCTGGACAAAAATCTTTTGAGGAACAAACTTGTCCTGGCCATACACAACCTTTTCTGAAGACAAAAAGTGTTGGAGTGGATTGGTGAGCATGGCAACTTGGTTCTGAACATTGAGAAAATACTTGGGCAAAACATTCCAAATGTCTTGGTCGCTGTATCGGCCTGCATATTCAAGGTATGCACGGACACATTTACACAGAATCGCAGGAATCTCTTCGTCGAGTTTTTCGTCCAGGTGTGGATCCGCCTTTTGGACTTGGCGACCGAAATTCCACGTGACGAGACGACGAAGTACGGAACCTGAATTGTCGCGGTACCCCGGAACCTCGTTACCGGCTAAGATACCAGGGACGTTCCATGTCATCGAGAGTGCCTTGTCGTTTTTGCGCGCAATCGAAACATCTTCACCCGAAACCATCGACTGAAACTCGGCTTGTTCTAGTGCCAAGTCACCTTTGACCTCGGGTGAAATAAACATAAACCCGTCGTGGATCGACCAAAGACCAAACTTCTTTTCGATATTGTTTGAGAGTGTTCGAACATCTTCCGAATCGTAAAACTTTTTACACACCTTTGTAATCAGTGTCGATTTACCCGAACGTGCAATACCTTTGAAAAACGGAATGACTTGCCATCCATCGAGATCGTTTGTATCAAAACACAGACGACCTATGAATACGTACATCCAGCGACACACTTCTTCGGGAAACCGTTGGTATGTCATGACGGTTTGCATGTGTGGTGTCGGGATGTCGTACCAGTCTTCTACGTTTTCAAAGTGACAAAACTCTTGGTCAAAGAATTTACAACTGACGATTGTCGGGTCCAGGGATTGACACTCCGGCGTTCCGTACTTGTAAAACCGAGTCGTATACTTTTCACCCGTCCATTCTTTGCCTACAAAGATACCGTTCCGGAACGACCAGACGTTCCGATTCTTTTTGATTTCCGGAAATTGCATGTCACGACAATTGGTCAAGTGTGTGATTGTGTCCCGGACGATACTTCCTTTGCTCGTCAGGTTACGCCACATATCATACTTGTCTTCCTTTTGTGTGTAAAAATACACAAACTCTTTCACTTCCATCACAGGCCGCCATGCTTTTGTCAGGTGTCCATCACTGGTCTCAATCTGTTTACAACACTGACCTTTGTACCGACGCATTTTCATAATGTACGTCTGATTCAGAAGGTACAGGAGGAGACACTGAAACGGGCTGGGTTCCGACTCTTCACCAGCCGCCTCGATCGTTTTACACCGAAACAGTGATGATTCCATATCGGTTTCGACAGGGGCCATACACGTCGGTGAATTGATTCGGTCATAGGACCGGACGTACCGAAAAATAATTTCGTACTGATCATCAGCAGATTCAATCAGGCGCATAATTCGAAACGCCAGGCGAAATTCATCACCATTCACATCCTTGGTCGCCTGGTCTTTGATTCCTAGTTCGCTGGAACGATGGTACAGCTCGGAGAAGAGGTTCACGAGACGTCTTTTTTGTTCTAAGATTCTGTCAAGATCGACGCGTTGCGGATCAGGCATACCGTTCGTATCTTTTTCGTCGTCCCGGAAAAATTGGCGAAACCCATTCGTCAAAGGTGAAAACCGATCACCCTTGGGACAGGCCAGGCCCATCTTTTCCTCGAGTTGTCCGATGAAAAGCTCCAGGCGATCGGGTGTCAAAGAATTCACCTCGGAACGCAAAACTTCCATACGTATTTCGTGGTCGTGTCCGGGCGCCTGTTCACGCTCGATAATATGGACATTGTTCATTGGTAGTACAGGGCAAGAAATTTTTAAGCGGCCGTGGTGGTGTTGTTCAGTGCCGTCAAAATCTTAACCAAAATGACATTCTGTTTCTCCAGGTGCTTTGCAATCACTTCGGTCGACTTGGCTAGTTTGTCCAGGACCACCGTAATAGATTCACCCTCGTCGTTGGTCATGAGTGACACCAGTACGTCCTCACCACCCTCGAACTCCTCATCGTCCAGCTCAAGCTCCTCGTCTTCTGGGATCGTCGCTGAAGAAGGATCGTCAGCCATTGGTACTACAAGACGAACAAATTGTCTTTATGCGTTGGGCGCACAATTTTTTTTCTTGGCTACTACTAAACATGGCTGGCGGTCTTATGCAACTCGTAGCTTACGGCGCTCAGGACGTTTACCTCACCGGTACGCCCAAGGTGACTTTCTTCCAGGCGGTGTACAAGCGCCACACCAACTTCGCGATGGAGCTGATTCAGCAGACGACCAACGGTTCTCCTGCGGGGTCTGGTCGCGTGTCTGTGACCATTGCCCGTAACGGCGATCTGGTCGGTAACATGCACGTAGCTCTCCAGCCCACCGTAAACACTCTCACGTCCAACAACACTGGTTACGATACCAACTGGATTGCCGAGCGTGCCATTGCGGCCGTTGAGCTGACGATCGGTGGTCAGCGTATTGACAAGCACTACCAGACCTGGTGGCGCTTGTACGCTGAGCTGTTCCTGAACGAGTCTGACAAGCTTGCCTGGGGCAAGATGACGACCGCCACGAACGCCACCATAACCACCTCGATCACGAACCGCGTGTACCTGCCTCTGCTGTTCTTCTTCAACCGTAACCCCGGTCTGTACCTTCCCCTGATTGCTCTGCAGTACCACGAGGTGCGCCTGGACTTCGACCTGACCACCTACTACGACAAGTACTTCGGCACGGCCAACGCCTTCGAGGTATGGGCCAACTATATCTACCTGGATACGGAGGAGCGTCGCCGTTTCGCCCAGAAGGGTCACGAGTACCTGATTGAGCAGGTACAGCACACTGGCGGTGATACCATGCTCAACGACAACAGCACGCAGTTGATTCGTCTGTCGTTCAACCACCCCGTGAAGGAGCTGGTATGGTGCTACACCAATCCCAACTTCAGCACGACCGCCAATTTGAATCACATGTGGAATTTCACGACCACCACGGCATCTGTATGCATTTCCTCCAATGTACAAGCTTTCGCCGCCTCCAACAACTATGTTCTGCCTCACGTGTGCGGTGTGCCTCATGTAGTGAACTTCAACGGCGCAATCGCGAGCACTGGTGTGTTCGGTATGCCTTTCGGCCAGACTGGCAACTCTTACTGGGTCGAGGATGGTTTGGCTGTATCGGGTTCGTCTACTCTATCTGGCGTGGAGGTAGGTCCTCTGAACACCTTCAAGGTGGTTCTGAACGGTCAGGACCGCTTCAAGGAGCAGAACGGCAAGTACTTTAACCAGGTGCAGCCATTCTACCACCACACCGGTACTCCCTACCCTGGTATCTACACGTACTCCTTCGCTCTGCAGCCGGAGGAGCACCAGCCAACCGGCACGTGCAACTTCTCGCGCATTGACAACGCTCAGGTGTCTGTCGTGCTTAAGGGTGCTACCAACACGACTCTGCAGAAGCTGTTCGCGGTCAACTACAACGTTCTGCGTATCCAGTCTGGTATGGGTGGCCTGGCCTTCTCCAACTAGACGTGCACATTCGCAACAACACAAAAATACAAAAAAAACAACCCCAAAAAAAACCTTTTTGGTGTTGTTTTTTTTCTTTAGTAAAAGCAAACATGGCTGGCGGTCTTATGCAACTCGTAGCTTACGGCGCTCAGGACGTTTACCTCACAGGTACGCCCAAGGTGACTTTCTTCCAGGCGGTGTACAAGCGCCACACCAACTTCGCGATGGAGCTGATTCAGCAGACGACGTCTGGTACCGTAGGTAACGGCGGTCGCGTATCTATAACCATTGCTCGTAACGGCGATCTGGTCGGTAACATGCACGTCGCTCTAACTCCAGTTGCACCGTCTGCCACTGTTCTGCTCACCTCCACCAACTCGGCAATCGATACCAACTGGATTGCCGAGCGTGCTATTTCGACGGTGGAGCTGACCATCGGTGGTCAGCGTATCGACAAGCATTACCAGCTGTGGTGGCGTCTGTATTCCGAGGTGTTCTTGAACGAGGCGGATAAGATTGCATGGGGCAAGATGACGTCCATGTCTAACCCGAACACGACGCAGACCTACGTTCCCAAGGTGTACCTGCCCCTGTTGTTCTTCTTCAACCGTAACCCCGGTCTGTACCTGCCTCTGATTGCTCTGCAGTACCACGAGGTGCGTCTGGACTTCGACCTGACTCAGTACTATGCGAGCTACTTCTCCACGGGCAGCTCGTTCGAGGTGTGGGCCAATTACATCTACCTGGACACGGAGGAGCGTCGCCGTTTCGCCCAGAAGGGTCACGAGTACCTGATTGAGCAGCTGCAGCACACCGGTGGTGATACTCTGTCTGCATCCGGTACCCAGGACCAGCCTGTTCGTTTGACCTTTAATCACCCCGTGAAGGAGCTGATTTGGTGCTACCAGAACCCCACCTCTGCTGCTCAGCAGAGCTCGGCATACAACGGTATGTGGAACTTCTGCTCTACGACCGCCAACGTGAACGTAACATGCGATCCAACCGTCCTGGCCTATTCCGGTATACCCGCAGTACCACACGCGGTGGGTGCGCCTCGTCTGTACACGCCTTCGTTCTTGACTGCCGGTCAGGGTGTTCGTTTGACGTCGAATGCCGTGGCTATTAACGGTCTTAATAGCGGCGCTTCCGCTTTCATTTCTAACGTTGTACCATCTCTGTTTTATTTCCAGTCTAACGTCATTTCTGGTAACGTATTCTGGGTCGAGGAGGGTACTACACTGGCAGGTACTGCAAACACCTCTTATGGTGTTGAGGTGGGTCCTCTGAACTCATTCAAGGTGGTTCTGAACGGCCAGGACCGTTTTGCCGCTCAGGGTGGTAAGTACTTTAACCAGGTGCAGCCATTCTACCACCACACCGGCACTCCTTACCCCGGTATCTATGTGTACTCCTTCGCTCTACAGCCCGAGGAGCACCAGCCAACCGGTACGTGCAACTTCTCTCGTATCGATAACGCATCCGTTACTGTGAACCTGAAGACGTCTGTTCAGACCACTTCCCAGAAGATGTTCGCTGTCAACTATAACGTTCTGCGTATTGCATCAGGCATGGGCGGTCTCGCCTTCTCCAACTAAATCCAGTGCTATGACTGGAAACTCATACCATTGAAGATCCACGCCAAGATCTTCAGCATCGTCCGGAAACGACCGAAGAAGATCAATTTCGATAAATGATTTCATATCTTCTTCGGATCCCATAAACATGTGTGTTTCACGGATACGCTCGGCACGTCTATCAGACAGGCGTACGAGCGTTTTCGTCTTTGTAAAACTGACCAAAAATTTCATATCGTCACAGTCTTCGGCCTCACAGTGATTAGACATAAATGTAAAAGGCCGAAGGTATGTCATTTCATAGAGTTTTTCGTCTGGCTTGTTTTCGTTAAAAAGTTTTTGACACAGTTCCATTCCTTCTTTGTATTGCGCATCTGTCAAACTTTCTTTTAGCCCATCAAGAAAATCCGAAATTGTGTGCGCCGCGCTTAAGTTCGAGCTCATGGAGTTCACCTTTGGACAACTCTGAATAGTCACCTGTGCGAAGTGCACGAACCTCAGGTCCGCTTAACGTAATTGAATCAAGCACATAGTCCTTAAATGCTTCGGCTGCGACCGGAACGATTTGTTTGATCAACTCAAACATCTTTTGGGCGTACCCACGAATCTCAATCTGTGCATCATCACTCATACGCAACTTCAAAAAGTGAAACAAGTTGTGTAGATTTAGTTTCCAATAAAATTCGGTAAATGTACTTTGAGGAAGGTGAATACGTGCGAGTTCGCGTGCAACACCACGCCGGACGAGTTCATCGTACGTGTGAAACGCCAGATCACACGACGCTTTTTGTTTCAGACGAAGGAAGTTGTCATCCAGGAGAACACCGTCGGATCCTTGACGACGCGTCGCACTTTGACTTCTCAGTTCACCGGGTACGAAAAAATCATCTTGAATCAGAGAGTAACGTGCTGAGACTTCATTCACAGAAGCTGTTCGGTGACGAAGCCATTGACGCGCCACAAAAATGGGAACACGAACGTGAAACTTAAACTCAACCATCTCGAAGGGTGTCGTGTGACGATGACGCATCAGGTAACGTATCAGGGCGCGATCATCGCTCGTGTTTCGTGTTCCTTTTCCATACGAAACACGTGCAGCCTGGACGATCGCCGAATCGTCACCCATATGATCAACCAGGCGAATCATACCTTCCATAACTTTTATTTGTTTATATTATGGCCGTAAAGGGTTGGCAAATCGCGTTGATGGTTCTGACGATCATTGTTGCCATTGTACTCGCATACCGGTACCGTAAGAATAGTTACTATGAACCAGCACCACCGGCCGTGCCCACGCCACCTCCACCAGCCGTGCCACCGGCCATGCCGCCTCCTCCAGCTCCACCAGCCATGCCAGAGGCCACGCCTGCACCAGACACCATGCCACCACCGACGATTCCACCATCTATAGCTACTTTGTTACCCAACCCGACCGAAATGCCCCAGGGTACACAGACGTCAATGATGCCTCCCACACTTTCAGAGTTTGATACTGATATTTCTGGATTCAATAAAGAGGATCTCAGCTACGATTACACGGCACCAGCTCCAGACCAGCCACCACCTCCTCCTACTGAACAGCAGCAGTCCACGGGTGTAGAGACATATACACGTTCGCCATATGCTGAATTTTAAATTCAAAGTTCAAACTAATGGACCTTAAACGGTTCGCTATGCGTATTAAACTCCATAAAGTTGGTGGAAGCGTCGTCCACCATTGTGCTCTTTTACAACGCGCGCTCGAACACGAAGGTATCAAAGCACGCGTCGTAAAAGGTATTTGTATCGTTCCCAGAACACGTGAAATATGTGAACACTATTGGGTTCGAACAGAAGATGATGGACTCGATTTGGATATAGGATACGAAGTTGGGTGTTTGTATTCACCCGAACTCATGGCAGTTGATACTGTTCTTTTAGACACAGTCCCAGAAGGGTTTACGAAACCGGAAACCGATCCAGAAAACATACGTCTCTTTGAATTGTACATGTCAGATCCCAGGACGTTTTGGCTTGAAGCACCCATGAAGAATAAAAATATTCTAATCAAATAAATAGGATGGCAGCTTTGGACCTGAATCTCTTTATCATCTTGGCAGCAAGCGTCTTGACTGTAAACTCAATTCGGACCATGTATACACCCGACTTTAAAATGTGGTCGACTCGGTTCATGGTCGTCTTCCAGTTTGTCTTGGCACTCAGCTTGATGAGTCTTTTGAGATCAGGCTGAAAAAAAAATACTTGATCACTTTTAATGGACGTGATGCCAAACAACAATAGTTCGATGAAACTCATGCGTGCTCTTGTCGCCGTATTGACTCTTTTGTTGTTCCTGTCCGGTATTTTCATGGTGTCCGAGAAGGGTGGACCCGAAAAGAACAAGAAGTGGTTCGGTGTTGCCTATATCGTCTTTGCGGGTCTCATCGGTATTTTTTACGTCTATGCAAATGTCATGAGTGTATAAAAAATATGTGACACGTTTCAATAATGGAACACCTCATCGGACACATAGACGGTGTTGTTGTTACAGATGCTGTCGTACTGGAAAATCTCATGACGCAAATTGCAGTTGAGTGTGATTTTACGGTTGTATCAAAAGCGTTCCACCAGTTTCAACCACACGGTGCAACCGGTGTTTTGGTTTTGTCCGAAAGTCATTTTTCGGCACACACGTTCCCCGAAAACGGTCGCGTCTACATAGACGTCTTTTGTTGTTCAAAACATTTCCAGCCTTTGTGGTGTGCTAAAGTGATTGAACGGATCTTTGGGTCTACTGGTTCGTCATGGTCCGTGATACCAAGGGGCTAAGGGTCGCAAACATCTCTGTTGTTCGTTGGGTATCGAAACTCGACGATGTACGAATACCGAGCCGCGCCGCATTTGTAATAACGTCCTGGTTTGCACCGAGATAAATAAACTTCCAATCATTCTGCGTCTGACGCATATCAATGAGATCCTTGATGTGCGCCGACGTATACGTATGCGATGAATTTTCATCACCGTCCGTCAAAATGATGACGACCGTTCCGTCCGGAAAACTCTTTTTGAGTATATATCCCATTGCATCCAGTAGCGCCGTTCCACCGCGTGGTTCGAACGTCGTCAAGGGTACAACATCTTCGATGGGCACATTTTCATAAACACACAAAACTTCGTGATCAAACTGGTAAAGAGACATGGTTCCACCAAACTCTTTTTGGGACTCGACAAACGAGTTGTAGCCCGTGATTGTATCATCGCGACACACTTCCATCGATCCAGACCGATCCAGGAGAAACACACGAGACATCGTGACAAAAAAATGTCACATGTCCTTAGAAGTCCGTGACTTCTGGATTGAGAAATTAGTTTCAAGACTGAGTTTGAGATGGAACGTTGACAAATACAACAGGACTCAGATTTCTTCTGAGAATGTTGAGTCTAGTTTCAGGGTCTTTCATTACTTTTGCAAGTCGCGCCATAGATCTTACATTACCTTTTCCTTTGACGTTTATCCATGGTTTACCGCCATTTAGTCTTTGAAGTGTTTCTGGTTTAAGAAAATACTCTTTGCGAGTTTGTGTTCCATTTTTTCGGAGCCATTGTTTAGTGACTTTGAGACCTACATTTCCAGGTTTGAAATTTTCAAATGTGATGATATTTTTCGTTTTGTTTGAAACTGGAACCTTGTTCGGACTTTTCGACATTTGAGTTTGTACCCATTTGTTATTTGATTTTTTCACGGTTTCACGCCATTTGGATACCACGTGACGTACTTGGGGTACCAAGACGTTCAACATTTTAGGTATACGACGGGCCTCGTTCAGATGTTTCTGTGTAACATTCGCACCCGCGAGGACCAGTAATCGGACAATTCTAGGATGGTTTCTTTTAATTGCCATTTCGAGAGGTGTTATATCATCTAATGAGTGGTTTATTATTCCTGGATTTTTTTGAATAAATAAACGTGTTATATCTAAAAGTCCTCCCTCTACAGCACGAAAAAGTGCTTGTTTATTCACTTCCGCTCCAAATTGTAACAAAAGTTTTACCATATCTATTCCATCATCGACAGCATCAGTTAATGGTTTACGATATGCAGTATTTGAATTAGGATTTGCACCTGCTTGAAGAAGTAAACGTGTACATTCGATATTATTATGATAAATAGTATGATGTAAAGGTGTATAACCCATATCGTCGTTAATATTTGGATTAGCTTTGTATTCAAGTAATAATTTTAAAATAGTTGTTTGATTACCCTTATGTTTATTATCCCGGTCCGTTAAATATGCTAATACCCCCACGCCATATTTTGTGCGTATATTTGGATTAGCACCAGCTTTCAACAATTCTCTTACTAAAATTACATTGTCTGTGTCGTTAACTGCACTAATAAGAGGAAAATTAGGAGGAATTACATTTTTATTTGGAATATTCGGGTTTGCACCTGCTGCTAATAGAATTTTCACAATTTCTAAATTTTCCTCACGTATAGCCAATATAAGAGGTGTATCACCGTGTATATTAAATTGGTTTACTGCCCTGTTAATAGATGCAAGGTTACGAACCTGTGAGACATTTCCTTTTTTTATGGCATTGAATATACTCGATGAAAAAATTTTATGATAGTTCAAGGGTGGCTTCATAATGTATCATAAGATTTTTTTTAAGCGTTCTGTGTATTTTCTGAAATGGACGCCTTACACACTTCCATCGATCCAGAATAAACACACGTGACAAAAAAAATGTCACATGTCCTTAGAAGTCCGTGACTTCTGGATGGTATACATAGTGGATCTGGCATCAGTCTCCCAGGCACACACACTATGGACCCGGATGTTCCCGACCATCAGGCCGTACTATGCCATAAAGTGTTGTCCGGACCCCATGGTGGTTCAGAGACTCGTCGAGTGTGGTTCTGCATTTGATTGTGCCAGTCCGGCCGAAGTTGATATGGTGGTTGGACAAGCGCCAATCATATATGCAAATCCGTGTAAACGCCCTGAAGATGCAGAGTACGTGTTTTCGAAAGGTGTTCGCCGAACGACATTCGATAGTCTTTGTGAATTAGAAAAGTTGTCGGGCAAAAACTGGGATTTGGTCATGCGCATCAAGGCGGATGATCCACGCGCCCGGTGCCCCATGGGTAACAAGTTTGGTGCAAACGAGGACGATTGGAGTGTCCTCGCACAGAATGCACCGAAAGGTTCAATCGTAGGTGTGAGTTTTCACGTCGGATCATTTGCAAATTCACCCGATGCGCACGCACTTGCGATTGAAAAAGCGCTTCGAGCATTTAAAGTTCTCGAGGCGCACGGTCACACACCGACCCTACTGGATATTGGTGGTGGATTTTCGTCTGAATCCCTGGAAGAAATACACCCGGCGTGTCTCACCATAAACAACGCTATTCGCGACTTACCCTACGAAATCATCGCCGAACCCGGTCGGTTCTTTGTCGAACACGCCATCGAGCTTCACACGCGCGTCATTCATGTCCGTCCGAGTCAAAGTATCACGATTGATGATTCGTTGTACGGTGCATTCAACTGCGTCGTCATGGATCACGCTCAACCGTTCGTACGTGTTGACAATGACAGTGAGTGTGTTACCGTGTTTGGGTGTACGTGCGACGGCGCAGATACCATCGGTACATCCATAAAGGTTCCCAGTGGACTCGTCGTCGGTGACACGATTGTATGGCCACGTATGGGTGCATACACATTAGCAGCCACGACTCGGTTTAATGGTTTACCTTTTGATATGCGTGAAAGAAAATATATTCTATAAATATGGCAAACGGTAATGACATTACTTATCTCCAGTGGATAGCTATTCATGGTAACAAAAATGAACGTAACTGGGCTCGTAGAGAACTGAATCAACGTTTAAGACTTTTTATCGAAATGAAAAACGCCGCAAAGGCTCTTGTTAAGATGTCTCGGAATCGGTGAGTCGACTTCTTGGTGGATCAGGTGGTCGATTCGAAAGAATATTGAGTGCATAGTCATACCACCCCACGGCGCGACACAGAGGACACGTGATCGTACACGTCGTACGTGGAGTTCCGTACGGATCGACATACATCATAGAACACGAACGTGTAAGGCGAAGCATACACACGCGACACACTTCGTGACTACACGCGAGTTTACGTTTCGTATCGTTGACCCGAAACATTTTGTTATAACAAATAGGACACTCGGCAATATCATCTTCCGGGACAGATGCAGCCGCACGCAAAAGACAGTCCCGACACGTCGATCTCGAATCATCGATGAGCGTGTCTTGACAAATCGTACACAGACGTGAATTGTTTAAAATGTAAAACATTTCACGACGTGTTTCATCATCGGACACATAAAATTTCCTATATGTCCTAGGCCATTTCGAACCTTCCGAATAAAACTTTACAGTATAACACCCTGCATGTTCATGAATCTTGAAGCGAACAGCATGTTTATTACTGTATTCCATACCCAATGAGCGATTTATTTTTTTAACGACACATGAGACACTTTTCCTCCTGGCGGAAAAATGCCAAGTACACAAGCACGAGCGCTAAGAATGCTAAAAGAACAGTCGAGTTTTTCATCTTTTACTCTTGGTCAATATATTCTTCCTGATCATCGTCGTCATACTCGTCTTCGTCTTCTTCATTTTCATCTTCTTCATTTTCGTCTTCGTCTGACGGGACATAATCGTCATCCGAACCAGCAGCATCGTCGTCTATATCTCGAATCTTGATCCAGCCGTCCTGAACACACTCAAACCCTATATCCGTTTCGTCGTCTGTGTTCAGGTATTCAGTGACAGATTCGTCATCGATTTGGTATGTATCATCTTCATACCTATAAATGTATCTTCCCTGAGCCTTTTCGTTTGTTTGAGTGAGATACCGTATGATATATGTACCGTCTGAACGCTCTTCGGTGATTTTTGCCAAGAGCGAAACGGGTTTGTGTTCTCCAATATCAGTCAAAACACGAATGAGACTCATTTATGGTCCGAGCACACATTTTTTTAAATGCATAATGGACTCACACTCGTTCGTTCACACGCGGGACATCCACGCATGAATAGCGGCGGTAACGTGTGTGTATGTTGAACCGCGGGGTGAACTGTAACTGTGGTTGTCGCTGGAGGAGGCGGAGGCACACGGGCCGGCTTTTGGTCTTTGTGTACTTTACAGTACCCGTCGTGGTGTCCTGGACGGGTACACCGAGACTTTTTTGCAGTCAGACCGAGACACCGTGTTTGAGGTGTGTTTTCAGGCATGGCTGCTACGTCACGCAAAAGTTGACGCATGGAAATATCATATGTTTGTGATATCTTTTCAAGCACTTTGTTCACACGCTTCTCAACTTCTTCTTCGATCAGACGAAGAATTTGCTCCATACTTTTTGTAGTGTGGTAGCTCCTTAAAAGAGTGTCACTTTATATTATCATTAATGTCTTCCTCTTGGAAAACGTTTGACTTGTCCAGTATTGGATTTGCAGGCGCACGAAACGGAACGACCAAGTTTACCGGTGCGCGTTTCCAAATTCCACGTGGACGAATTTTGTTTGGAGGTCTTTCTGGGTACAAGTCTATCACTATAGAAACGACTGACGAGTTTGCACAGTGGTGGCGGACCGAGCTGGAACCAGCGCTCGCTGGTGGTCTGACGCCATTCAAGTCAAACATGACTGGAAAAAACCTACGACTCAAGGTTGATACTTCGACACAAGTTTTTGACTCGTCTCGAAAAATCAAGTTTCCTGAACTTGTTGAAGGTGCTTTTGCCGGCCAAACTGTGACGTGTATTGCCGAAATCATCGGGACATACTATTTTCAGGACGTGTACGGTCTAACGTGTCGCGTCTACCAAATGATTGAGCGTGACCAGGAAGAAGAGTCGACGCCACAACTCAAAGGATTTGCATTTATTGCAGACGACGACGGCTCAGAATTCCCTGGAGTAAAGAGTAAGAGTTTGTGAGTGGGCGACGAGTAGGCGCACCACCCTTGCTGTACTTAGCCTTGGGCTTCATGCCGTAAGGCACCTTGTTGTGTGGCATGACCACAAATTTGGACGCACCCTTGGTAAAGTGAGTCACCTTGGGGCGGTACGTGCGACCACCGCCTGCGGTGCGCGTGTACATCTTACCGTTCTCGGATTTGAATACGCGTTTGCCGTTTGCCATGAAACGGGTCGACTGGTCGTGCATTTTTTTTACTTTTAGCGCACAAAAAAATTTTACTTGCCACACAGTTGCTTGGTCAAGGAGTAAAGCTTCTTACCCATGGGACCCACGTTCATGAGAACCATTTCACCCTTGGGAATACCGAGCTGTTTACGCGCGTCCTGGGTACACGCGGCCCAATCATTCTTTTTACCCGCCTTGGCTTTGTCTTTACTTACAATTTCACCGCTCGATTTAGACATCTTCAAGTCTTTTTTGGTCAGACCACCTGACGTGTGTGCGGCCGTGCCGTGGAACACTTCAGCGCGTGTACCAACTGCTTTCATTTTTTATTACACGAGATTTTTTTCCACACTAAGGATATGTCGTCACTTCAACGTATGTTCAAAACACCACCGGGTGTTCGTATGTCCCCTGGTAAAAGCCGTAAACCGAATGAGACACTGAATTCAAAACGACGCGCACTCAATAGAGCTGCACATGCATACCGAGAACTTCAGGAAGCGCGGTACTTTTTTGCACAGAATCAAGCACAGTTACGTAAAAATCTTGATAATATCATTCGTCTCCAAAAAGAGTATTATAAATTGGCACGCCGAGCTGCAATGTTACCACACGCAAACTTTCCCATGCATCCACAGGAACTTGCTCAATTGCGCAGAGTTGGAACTATGGTAGCAAACATGTCAAGAGTTCGTCGTACGATGAGACGGTTTCCAAACATACCACCTGAAATTGTAAAAACAATTGCGTCGATGACACATAGAAGAATCTGAGTATATGGTATATATATGACAAAACCTTTACTCCTTCTGGATGTTGATGGTGTTTTGCTTCGGGACAAACAACTCACTGATCACATGACCCGTAATGTTCATGCCTATGTCGCTAAAAAGTTACCGACCGCAAAAGATCCCGTGCGTATCGGTCGTATGTTATACACAAAGTATGGTCACACGGGTCGAGGTTTGATGCACGCTTTTCAGATGGATACATCAGATTTCGATCGAAGTGTTTTTACCAGTGATCTCACAGACCACCTGTGGACTGTTCTTTCGGGTCCAGAGTTTCAGGCAGACGCGACTGAGATTCACGAACTCACCGATCGGTGGGACATACGTCTCTTTTCGAACGCCCCTTTGGTCTGGACATTCCCGGTTGCATCTGCAATAGGTGATGCCATAAAAGTCCCACGGACCAACTTTTATGTGAAACCTGACCCGCGAGCCTATATGAAATTTCCCCAGGGACGTCCGAAAGTGTTTGTAGATGATACGCTTCAGAACTTACGTACGGCACAACACTTCGATACGTGGACGCCCGTCTTGTTTTGTGACAAAAAAAGTCAAGAGTTTCCAACCGTCAGTTCCATTTGGGAACTGTGTCTCTTTGCAAATTCTTATATGTTAGAAGAGTCTTTTTGAATGCGATACAAAATATACTCCAAGTCAAGAAACAGCGTCTCGACATTTTTGGTGATGATTTTAGCATAAGAGAATTTGGGGTCGAGCTGTTTACACAGACCTTCAAGCAAAGAATATGTTCGAAGAATTGTTAGAGTGGTCACGTCGAGTTCGACCGGAACTTTTGACGCCTTTTCGCGAATCTCGGGGGAGTTCACTGTGAACGACGTCAGATCGAGCGTGTCCAGATATTGAAAATATTGGGCGACAAATATTTTCGTCACTTCGCGATCACGCACAATCATACCCATTTTGATCATATTATCGATAACTGCCTCGACATTTTTTGTCTGGACACCGTAGACAAAATCTCGAATCGCCGTTTTGTATTGCGGCGTAATCCGAATCACATTCCCGAAATCATAGAGAACAAGCGCCCCACTTTTTGAGTCTTGGCCCACATTTCCTGTATGAAGGTCTCCGTGAATCACGCCTTCATATAAGAGTTGTTCCAAGAACATGTTTATGAGTTGCGCGGCATCCGTCTGTAACGGTCCAGACGGCGTATAGTCCATGACTATGACGTCCTCGGTTGACAATTTCGAGTACGGTCGTGGAATCAGTATGTCGGTTCGATCACGATACATGTCCCGAAAGAATGAAATGTTTTTGATTTCTTGACGAAAATCGAGTTCACTGAGAAGACCGCGTTCGAATTCATCGAGCCATGGTTTTACAAACTCAATCCCAAAATTTGGAATGAGTGCGAGTGCGTCTGTACCGGCTCGTATGAGTGCTAGGTCCTCTTTTATTTGAACATCTATTCCGGGACGTTTGATTTTAAGAACCACTTGACGATTTTTTAGCTGTGCTCGATGAACCTGAGCGATACTTGCACTCGCGAGCGGTTTTTCGTCAACACTGGACACTTCGGCCGGAACTTTTGAACTGACGAGTCGAAAATCAAACGGCGTTACTGAATCGCGGAGCGGCGCCAAGTCATTTGACAGTTCACGTCCAAAGATGTCTGGTCGATTACTTATAAATTGTCCAATTTTCACGTACGTTGGACCTGAACCGTCAAGAGCCCTTCGAAGCCATGGGCCAAAATTTTTTTTCGGTACGAATTTTGATCCGATACCTATTTCGATGGGTCGCAAGACTCTTGGGCTCCACATTACTTGTACCATCGAATTTTTTTTCTATACATCTTCTTCATCGTCGTCATCCTTGAACGTCTTATCCAAAAGATCCTGGACAAACTGAACTTCATTCTTGGCCGTCTTTTTCAGAGACTCGTGAAACTCTTTCAGTGAGTCCATACGCTTGGACTCCATCACGCGACGAATGCGTGATACGCGCTTTGGCAAAGCAGGCTGCTGCTGTTTTGGCGGAGGGGTCGTGCATGCACGCACACTAAGAAGCATTTTACTATTACATAAACATTTTAATTTTATATAGATCATGTTTAGTCGCTGGCGTGTACCTCAAGGACCTGGAACCCATGTACTCATGGATGGTGGGATCCTTGATGTACCCTTAACAGACACGGACGCTTTTTACGTCGAGTACATTGCGGCTGTTCGTCGAGGTCACAAAGTGTTTGTTGTTGAACAAAAGACTGACGTGTTCAAGTTTTTTGTCGATCTCGACTACAAAGCAAAAGAACCTCTGGACGATACATACCTTTTAGGCGTCATTGAAAAGATGTGTTCGGTCGTTCCGGGACGGTGTATCGTCGCACGCGCACCCGTCCGACGTCTAGATGATGACCACGTCAAGTCTGGTGTTCATATTCACTGGCCTGAAACGCACGTGACGCGAAAAGATGCGCTCGCGTATCGAACCAAAATACTCATGGAACTGGATGGTGACGAATGGAACGAACGAATCGATCCGAGCGTCTATGGTGGAAGCGGACTCCGTATGCCATGGTCTCATAAACGTCCTACAGGTGATCCATATGTCCCTTGGCCTGAAAAGACCGACATAAGTATCGAGCTGTTACGCGATTTTTCGATACGTACAAACGAACAACAACCAACCGTCACAGTCACAGAGTCTCACGATGCACTTGAAAACTATATCCGAAAGTATATACCCGGACAAGACCGCCTACGAATCAAACGGATCGGTCAGAAGGGTCAGTACAAATGGATTCAGACAGACTCGAGGTATTGTGAAAATATAGGTCAAGAACACAAATCAAATCACGTATGGTTTTCCATGTACGGTGATCGTCTGTGTCAACTGTGTCACGACGCCGAGACGTGTCACGACTATGTTGGCAAAGAATACATACTTTCTCCCAGTATAGTAGATGTTCCAGTGGCTCCTGTTTCTCGCCCTTCTATACTTCATTTTCTTCCCGACCATTGGTTTCCAGAGCTCGCTTCGGCGTCCAATGTTGGCCGAACGATACATACGAGCAGTCCATCCGTACTCGGGTCTGGATCCCGAAACATGGGAAAATTTCAAAAAGGACGTTCGGGCGTTCGAGGTCGAGGAGGACGTGGCCGTGGCCGCACAATACCTCGCGTCAGCTCTGGAGAATATTCGTAACCTTGGTCTTTCGATTCGTCGAGCCGATGATGGACACATTCAAGAAGAACTGGATGCATTAGCATCTAAACTTGCTATCGACGGCGAATACGAACTCTATACGAGCGCAAAGAAGAAAGGTGTTTACTTCTTTCCACGTTACTTAAACGAAATACGCGATGAAACACCAGGAAATGACGACGACTTCAAACGCGGAGCGACGGTCGGCGATCCAGGAACCCATTTCCCAGCCCCAAGAAGCGGTGGCGGCGACGGTTCGAACGCGTTCGGGACGTATCGTCAAACCACCTGAGCGTTACGTACCGATCGAGGTTTGTGAAGACGACTTTGCTGAAGACGAATATGACTCGACTGATCTGAGCGACGTTTCGTCGGAAGCATCGTTTGATCCCGAAGAAATGACGAGCGAATCTGATGCCGACGAAAACGGAAACCTCGATGGATTTGTCATCGAAGATAAAAGTGACGCGAGCGATGAGTGTAGTGATGTTTCAGGCGCCTCATCAGACGACGCCGACGAGTCCGACGCGTGAACTCGAACGCGATGAAGAACCTCCTCCTCCCCCGATGTACTATATGCCTCCTCCTCCACCGCCCGAAAAATCTTTCCTGGACGGTGTTTCGAAACTGACGCTCGTACTCATCTTTATTGCATTTGTGTTTGGCCTGATGTTGGGGAAGTCGATGACACCGATTGTTCTTGGGGCGAAGTAAATTCAGTACCAAAACCCGTATTGTACGGTAAAAAGGTTTCACTACGTATCATAACACCAGTATCAACTATATTCTCGGGTGTTGTTATCGGTACATTCTCGGGTGTTGTTATCGGTACATTCTCGGGTGTTTCTGATACTCCATTTAGAGTCGCAATTACAGGGGGACCCGTAAAATTTTCTGAAAGAACAGTTCCTATATCTGAAACGTATGGTCCAAAACTACCATAATCGGTACGTGAGTATGCATTTTCTTGGAAATTACTACTCAAAGGGTGTTCCCGTTGGTTGATCCAACCGCCAGCATCTTTAAATACCTCACTTTGTGAATCGGTTGGTGCTTGGTCTATAGACGGTTCCACGAACGGTGGAACTGTATCTTCAGTTCGCGGCGGTGCATAACAACTCGCTGTTGGTCGAGCAATCAAAAGTGCTATTGTGACAAAGAGGACAAAAAGTCCTAGATACAAAAGCTGTTTCATATTACATTTACTTGAGATTAATTCCGGATGTGGCTCCGATGGGCTGAGACGGCTCAATCTCACCGATGGTTACGGGTGGTGTGGTCTTTGCACGCTCCTCAGCCTCGGCCCGACGACGCTGAACCTCCGCCTCGATACGAAGATCCGCCTTGGCAACCAGTTCAGCCATATCAGCCTCTGGAAACTCCTTCCGAAGATCCTCAATGAGTTCCGCCGGGTGAGGAATGGGTGGAACGTCGGGCTTGTTGTAAAACTTGGAATTTTCGTCACCGGGCTCGATAAATGGCGTTGGTGAACCCTCAATAGGCTTGGCCATCATATCACGCTTACGCTTCTCAAAGTGAGCTGCAGCCTCACGCTGATTCTGGCGATACTTGGTCATAATTTCCTCTAGCTTCTCATTCTGGTAGTGCGTATCATCAATCTGATCGCGATCCGGAGGAATCAGGAGCCACTTATACATATCAACCACGTAAATATCAATCATAGGATCCTCCTTCTGAAGACGCTTCGCGTGACTCGCCGCCTCCTCCTTGGTCTGGAAACAGCCACGAAGTTTCAGACCCAGCTTCTCATTCTTCTGAGGCAAATCAGGGCCAACCAGAGAAATCAGGGCAAACACCTGACCGGGAACAGTCAAAAAGTCCTGCTCGAGTGTACCAGCCATATATAAACAATACAAGCACTTTAGTTTTAACTGGAAAAATGGATCAGCTTCGTAAAATGCATAACAAATACAAGGCTCAACTCATTCAAAAATACGTTCGGCGTGGCCAACACGTTCTGGATTGCGGGTGTGGACGTGGTGGTGATTGGGTCAAATGGAAAGTTGTCGGTGCGCGCGTCACGGCCGTCGATCCGGACGCCGAATCGATCAAAGAAGCGATTCGGCGTGCGAGTATTCACGCCGTTCCAGGTATTTGTATTCAACAAGGCGATGTTCGTGATGTGACTGGTCAGTTTGATGCTGTATGCTACAACTTTTCGATTCATTACATTCGTCCGACACTCGATGAGTCTGCACGCGCGATCGCGCGTCGGACGCGTCTCGGCGGTGTGCTCTTTGGGATTGTCCCGGACGCTGAGCGTATCCGAGCATTCTCATCACCGGACCCGCTCGGAAATACGGTTCAGGTTGTTTCCGATACGACCGTCGCCGTAAAACTCGTCGACGGACCTTTTTACGGAGGTGTTGCGCGCGACGAACCTCTGATTGATCGTGCATCTTTGGAGCACGCGCTCAATCGGTGGTTTACGCTCGAGGTGTGGGAACCCATGTGTCCCGAACCGACCGGATTCGTTTCGGACATTTACTCAGTCTTTGTCTTCAGGAGGAAAAATGTACCCCCTTAGTAGGTATGTTGCTTTTGTTTGTACTGACGCTCGTATACATATTCGTTCTGGCGATCGTACGAGAAGATCGTATGTTGACTGAACTGAAAGCACGTTACGAAATTCTATTGAAACATCTCAGGGAAACTACTGTTGTTGACGAACGGTTCAGGGTTCTTCGTCGGAAACGTCCGATTCTTACAGGTATTTCACAAACACGCATGAACAAAGGGACGATAGGTTACAACGTAAACAAAGGGTACGAAATTTACATATGCCTTGACGAAGGCAATGTAAATGCCGCGATGCACGTGCTTATTCACGAACTCGCACATATTACCGTTCCTGAGTACGATCACTCGGAAGCGTTTTGGCAAAACTTTAAAGATCTTCGAACTTTGTGTACTTCACTCGGTATTTATTCCCTCAATCAAAATCAACCGTACTGTGGTGGTGAGATTCACGACTGATTCTCCATCAGACGATTTGCAAAGTAAAACAGAACTGCAACAACAAGAGCTGTTACAGCCATACCGGTCACACTGAGATCACCCGACTCGCCGAGGAACTTGGGAACAAAATCGGCGAGTCTGGACTGGATCGGTTTAGAAAAAGCGATGACCGCTGCAACGCCGGCAATCAGAGCGTGCATCTGTTCTTTGGTCAGACCAGCTGGGCCCTTTTTGTCCCCGCCACCCTGAGTAATCCCAGGGCTCAGACCAACAACACGCGAGGTTGTTGGAGACTTGTATGGACCAGCCAGTGTGTCCTCTTGTGGTGATGGATCAAAAGCAGCCGAAGGCATAACGTCCTGAATCGGCGTTGAAAAGTCCATTTCTATTGGGCCAGAGTTTTTTTCATCAGAAAAATCGAGCGGTGACGACCCAGGTGGTGGTGGTGGTGATGTATCTTCTTCAACGGTCGGGATATATTTCAACATATCAGACTGACCACCGCCACCGAACTCGAGGTTTTCAATCAGCGGCATGTTTTCTGTAACCGTCACAGAAGTGTTTTTGCGTTTACAGGGCGCACTTTTTTTGTGTACTGATAATAACATGGGTTACATACCACCTCCAGCTCCACCTCCAGAGCCCGAGCCTGTAGTCCCCGAGCCCGTAGTCCCGGAGCCGGAGCCGGAGCCGGAGCCGGAAGAAGAGGACGTACCAGTTGCGCGCTCGGCCGCACTCATCGAGGAGGCTTTGAATGCCGGAGCTACACCTTCTTCACAGTGACTTTCTTCTTAACAGGCGCCGAAGCACTTGCAGTTCCTATCGAGTGTTTCGGATTGTAATTTTTCGTGTGACAATTCCACATCGCTTCGGATCCGATACGAAATCCTCGTCGAATCGGTGCTTTGTAATGAAACACACAATCTTCGATTCTGTTTGATTTGCTCGTATTGTCCAAAACGAGACACTCGTAATTTTCTGTACAGGCATTCATCACCTGACAAAACATATCGAATGTCGGAAAAACTCCAAAAAAAGATTTGTATAGGCGCTCGCGATTCTGAATCACATTCTCACGTAAAACGAAAACGTAATCGACATTTGCACGCAAATCCGGACTCAGGTCCATACAATATTGCATGGTCAAAATGAAAAAAATTTTCCAGTGTCGTCCGTTCATGAAACATTGTCTGATACACGTGTCTTTCATGAACGCTTTGTCGTACATACAATCGTCCATAAGCAAAAAAGCACCCGATTTTCCACCAGCACTGACGATCCGGCGTTGGCGCTCCAGAACACGTTCGATAGCGTCCCGATTATAATCACCATAAATGAACAGGTCTGGAACAAATTGGCGATAATAATGGTTTCCATCCTCGGTTCCAGACATGACGATCCCAGCCGGTATGTGACGTTTGTGATACATAATGTCTGTGACGAGGGTCGATTTACCGGTTCCTCGCTTTCCTATAAAGACACACACTTTGTCGTCCGCGATTCGACTCGGATCAAACTTACGAAGTTGTAACATCGTCCCTGTTGTACAGTGTTCTTTTTGATCGAAAACAAAAAACGCGCCTCCTGGTAGGAGAATGTCCGGTGCTCAGGTTCACCTTGAAGCCGGTGGAACATTCGTTCAGGATCCACAGAAAACACTTTTTTCTTTAAACTATAAACCTCGGGACGTATATGTCGCTGAAACGTTCGAGGTTCCAATTGATCGTTCAAAGCCAGAGTTTGGCGGGACTGTCTCCGCGAGTATTCCCTCGAAAGCCGATATCGTTCGTCGTTTGACTCTTCGGTCCGAACTGCCACAGTTGTACACACCTCTGGGTCCAGGGTATGTGTATCCTTTGTATACAGACCAGGTGGACGGAAGTGTCTATGTCGACACGAACACGCTCGCGATTCAACCCGGTGATTTCGTCGGGTACTTTAACACGCAGTTTCTCAGCGCTTGGGCGACAAACTTTGTAGGCTATGTAAACATTTCAGTCGCGTACGACTCTTCGGTACAAAAGTTCGTGTTTACGTCGCCCACGTACTCGAACATCGTGTTTCGTAATGAACAGAGTGCATCGTTTTGGGGGTTCGATATTCGGTCGCCTGATTTTTTGACGACGGTCGGGTCGTACCCTGGATACAACTTTTCAGGCGGAACACTCACAGCACCTTTGACCGTCATACAGGCAGGTTGGATCCGAGGGTTTACACCACCACCGACAACAGGGTTTTCGTATGTTGATTCGGTTGGTACGAAACTCATAAAGAGTGTCGAACTCAAGATTGGTGGTAAAACCATCGATAGATTGACAAGTGAACGTTTGTACCTCCAAGACGATCTCGGGGTCGCCTATGAAAACCAAGCCGGTTTAACTATCCTCGAAGGTAAAAACGATACATCGGTCATATCAGCTCCGCGCGAATACTATACGCGTCTGAATTTCGATATGGATGTTTTGAACATGGCACAGTTGTATCGTCAAGACGTTCGTCTCGATGTCGAATACGAAAAGTTTGAAAACTTACCGTCGAGTTATATTTCTTCGAACGGGTTTTTAGACGGCGCTTCGTACGTCACGTCGAATTTACAGGCGTTAACGGGTGATGCCGGACAAAACTTTGACCCTGATTGGAGTATAGGATGGAAAAACTATATTATCATGGGTCCTTTACTCAACAATTCGTTTCGGTTTTATAATCAGGATACGGGAACATGGTATAAATGGACACCTGGAGATGGTACGTCTGCATTCGTAAAAACAAACGGTGGTACGATTTACGGATCAAAACCTGGATCCGGTGCAATAGGTGGCGGAGCTCTTCAAAAAGCAGACCTCACAACTGTTCTTGCGACAAGTACAACACCGTGGACCATTGGGTATAATCCATTTAACTCGTTTCCATCAAATCCTGATGGTGATGGAATTAATGTTATAAGACCATCGAGTACTTCAATTATTACCGATGCTCGATACGTATATATGTTTTATCAAGTTAATTATTTTATCATTGGATCGACGTATACGAGTATAGTAAGTGGTTCACTCGATGGAACTTTGAAAATTTGGACAATTGTCTATAGATTTTATAATAAATCAGGTTCTTTGAGTGCTTCTGACCAAACGGCTCTTTCAGCGTTTTGGACTTCATATTGTGGTGCATTTACAAGTGCGGTCATTACTGGGTATGCGAATAGTGGGTCTGATTTACTTGTGACAGGGACACTCACATACTCAACAAATCAAACATCTGGAAACCAAAATATACCCGGACACAATGTTCACAATAATTTGATTTGGGTTCGGTATGATACAACGGCAAGTTTCACGTCGGCAAGTTCTTATACATGGCCACTAACAAATAATAATCTTCCAGCGTCTATAAAGGACATTTTTCCGGGAACATATGATACACTTCAACTTCCTAACACTGCATATTATTTCATGCCAACATTTGATGGACGGTACATATATTTTGCAACTGCTGGGTACTATGTTGCAAAAATGGATACACAAAACTTTTTGAGTATGAGTGCTTATACACAAGTAAATGGTGCATCATTATCACCCAATCCCATAGATTTTTGTGATGGACCGTATATTTCAGATGGACGATATTTATATGTTTCGTCTAAAAACAGTGGTTCTGGTACACTTCATTATTTTGCACGCTATGACTCTACAAAAGTTATCAGTCAACAAACGTCGTGGGAATATTTCACCGGTGATACATCGCCGCGAACGGATGATTATACTAGTATTCCGTGTGGATTTGATGGTAAATATATTTATTATTATACACAATCGTCATTGAGTATAAGAACAATGTGGCACAAATACGATACTACAAAGCCATTTAATTCTGTGAGTTCATGGGAATGGATTATAAACTATACAAATGGGACTACACTCGCATCGAACGGAACAAATCCACAGATAACAATGCTTTCACACCGAACAGATCTTTCCCCGTCAGACCCTTATTATGCATCAACTGTTCGATATATAAGATTCATAACTGGTTCGCGATACATTTATATTACAAGTACGGATGGACGCGGTTTCAAAGTGACTCTTCAAGATTTTATTCAGTACAATCCCGTGACCATGTCAAACACCTTGAGTTCTTCAATCCTGGTCAAGTACGAAAAGTATGTCGACCAACCAAAACCGACCAAGGCGCTTTACGGTCAATCGGATGTCGAAGAGTTTATCATGCGTACCGGTCGAGACCGAGACACGTTCCAACTTCGGTTTCTCGGACCAGTCAGTGAGTTTTGGGTCGCGATCGATACACCCGGTGTTATTTCACGACTCATTCTTCGTCTCAACAACGAAGTACTCATTGACGATGACCAAGCGACCGCACGCTACATACGCCCTTTCGAGACACATACAACCATGCCTACATCGAACGTGTGTACCTATTCGTTGGCCCTTGACCCTGAAAAGCTCGCGTCGTCTGGATCACTCAACATGTCTCGTATCGCGTACCCGATCCTCGAAGTGTTTTTGGTGTCACCAGTTTCGAGCGATACAAAACTCAGGGTACACGCTCGATCATTCAACGTCTTGGAGTATAAGAGTGGCGTTGGTGGCTTATTATTTAATTCTACTTTGTAAACATGGATGAGCAACGCCCTGCTCAATTTTCACGCCAAGTTCTTCGACTTCAGTTCCCTAAGGATGTTCACTGGGGTGATGATATCACAGTATGGATCGCCAAGGCGGGTGGTGACCTTGCGCGGTCCATGTACCTTCGCGTGACATGGCCGACTGATGCTCCAACGAGCGTCCAGCCCAGTGCTGGAACAGCCATGATTGATCACATAGAACTTTCATATAAAGATCAACTCATAGAACGTCTGTATGGCGAAAATCTATACATGCTTGGTGATCTCACGGTACCCCAAGCGAAACAGAGCGCTTTGAGCAATCTTGTTGGAACGAGTACGACAACTGCACTGTCATCATATCACATTCCACTTCCGTTTTTCGTGCTCAAAAAGGGACTTCCGCTCGTAGCGCTCGATGAAGCACCCAAGTTTCGCGTCGTGTTCCAACCTTCGAGTTTTTTTACGACGAGCACGTATACGAAACCTATCAAAGTTGATTTGTTTGTCGAGTACGTGTATGTTTCACAAGCTGAACGAGATTGGTTTACCAAGAACGAACTCGTATATCCAACCAGAAGTTTTCAACGTCTGTCGTTTCGTATTCCGGCAAATGCAACCTCGTTTGTCGCCGAGACTGAGTTTGTGAATGACGTTGCCGAACTTTTTTGGGTCATTCAAAGTGATGCCGCCTCGAACGTCTACGATTATGGAACGACTGATCATCTCGTGAATCTTCAGTTGACCCTGAACGCTACAGACCGAATTACACCAGACTTTGCGACCGCACAGTACCTTCGGGTTCTTCAGGGACTCGAATACCATACGCGCGTACCGTCCGGACGGTACTACATGTATTCCTTTTCTATCGAACCTGAATCTGATGAACCGACGGGCGAAATCAACATGACACGTATCACGCGCCAACTCCATACGCTGTCACTTTCGGCAAATGCGTCCGCGCGTACACTACGTATCTATGCTTTGGCACACAACCTGTTTATAGTGAAAGACGGAAACGGTCAAACACTTCACACGCTCCAAGAAGGTGGTACGAACATAAAAACATGATTGACATAAAGAAGTATGCACGTTTGTATCGTGACTCGAAACAAATCTTTGTCAGCAACGACACTTCACACGCTCATGAATCTTCAGGTACACGCTATGACCAAAGGTTTGTATCTCGAGATTCACTTTGTGTCCGACCTTTCGTCTTTACCAAAACTCATCAAATCAGGTGAACGAATCATTTGGTTCGACTACGGAACCAACGTCGATGAGGCAACTTTGCCGCTCTTGTACGGTCCTTTTCCAAAGGATGTCAAAGTTCTCGTGTGTCCGTCCGTACGTGAAGGCGTGGACTGGGATATGTTTCGTAAAAAGACACTCGCTGGTTCCATAGAACAAGCGAGTCAACGTGGACTCATGTTTGATACCGACGTTACGAAAAAGGTGGATGACAGTGTCTACGAGGTGGAAAAAACATCAGCGCGCGTATGGGCCATGGACTCGAAACCGATCGATAAAAAAATACGTGGCGATAAAATTCAAGTTAAGTTACCAACGGAGTCTTACGAAGCGATGTTTGAAACACTTAAACGTCTAGGCATCAAGATTGGTGCTGCGACGCGTGCCAAGGTTGTGTGTCACTACGTCCACGAGTGTCTAGGAAACATCTTAGAGATGCCTGGTGTTTCTATGACAGCATGAACAAGTGGATCTGTGATACGTGTGGAACCCCGGGACGGTTCCCGGGACCACAACCGATTTCGATAGAACGGAAACACTTTAGCGTGCTCCGGTCTCAACCGTATGTCGTCTGTGAAAAGACGGACGGGACGCGATACTTTTTAGTTTGTACTCCGGACAAGGAGTGTGCGCTCGTGAATCGCGCATTCGAAGTGTCCCAGGTGACACTCAATCTGCCACGTGGAACAATTCTAGACGGCGAACTCGTCACGTGTCGCGACGGAGGAAAAAAACTGTTTGTGATTCACGACGCCATGCTTGTCCGGGACGAAAATGTTATGAGTTTGACACTCACAGAACGTCTCGCCAAGGCTCAAAGTGTTGTTCGGTCCGTGATTCGTACACCAAAAAGCCCGTTTGGACTTGTTGTTAAAAAGATGGTCCCGCTCGAAAACTTTGCGGACCTTCCGACGGAGTTTCCTTACGAAACGGACGGGCTCGTGTTTACGCCGGTCGGCGAGCCTGTTCGATTCGGAACGCACGAAACCATGTTTAAATGGAAACCGTTCGAAAAAATTACAATTGATTTTTTGGTTCGTGATGGAAAAGACCTTTACATTCAAGAACGTGGTGAGTTGATTCGCCAGGCTGAACTTCACAAAGGCGTGTTCCCGGACGGAACGATCGTCGAGTGTCTCTACGGTGATCTGGGGTGGACACCTGTGAAAATCAGAACGGACAAGACGTACCCGAACAATCGCCGGACGTACTTTCGGACGCTTGTCAACCTACGCGAAAAGATTTCAATTCATGAGTTTGCGAACCTTTGCAGCAGCAGCACGTAAGTTGCGTGCGTACGCATTTGCGTTATACGGAAGACCGACATTACGTGCAAAGTTCTTTTGGGCATACACGGCATACAGATCGTCGAGTGCCCTGGCAAGTTTGGTAAGTTTATTGTTTTGTTTAGGCATAATATACACTAAGATTATTTTTTACGAGCATAGTTTCCTATAATTCCTTTCCATTCTCTTACAGGAATCATACCATATTGATAAAAATGAGAATATTTTGGAAGACTATTCAAAAAAAGCTTACCAAGTTTTTGTTGTATATTTTCAACTTTTTTCATAGCACGTGCGGTAGCAAACGTGGCAGCATCATTGTTGCTGTCACTTGTATATCGCCAAGAGTTTAAATAATTTTTGAGTGCTATATTATGTTCACGTATCAATTTGTTTGCATATGCATTTTTAATTTTTTTTTGTAAATTAGGATTTTTTGTAAATTTATGTGTAGATTTATTCAAAACTGAAAGTCTAGCAAGAGTATTACCTGGTACTACTGGATTGTGAAGTAAAATCTCAAGAACTCTACGTTTATTATTGGTTTCGGACCATTTTCCTTTCTTAATAGCTTTCTGGTATGCATTATTACCATTAGGTCCTGGTGGAAAGTTATTTCTGTTTGGTTTTTTAGACATATACAACACAACAAGATTTTTTTGATACATAGAGTCTAGTGAACCTGTGTGTGTATGGTGAACCCTCAAGATGTTATCGATATTGCACTCGGTATGAACATGTGGGTGTTCGGTGGATATTTACGCGATCACGTCATACGAGGTGAAGAGTTTCATGACATAGACATTTGTTGTCCACGCGGAACATATGTTCGACACTTTTTTCGAACACTCAGTACCAGATGGCCCGTTCGACGTGCTCACGAATACGTACCGGGTCGGTACGGGTGTATGTCCAAAGGTCTCAAAGGTGTTTATAAGTGTGTCGTAGACAATCATCTTCACGTCGATGTCGTCGTATTTGACGGGACGCTCGAGGATTGGCGCGAAGAGTGTTCGACCGATTTTACGTGTAACCTTTTTTACATGTCACGAGATACAGAACTCGGACTTCGGTACATTCCGACGATGTTCAAATACGAAGCAAATCCTTTGAAGAAAATCAAAAACCTGACTCGTCAAGGAATTTTTTTTCGAATTTGGAATGGTGATGATTATAGACACGTCTGGGCGATCGTTCGACGAGCACGTGAGCTCGTCGAACGAGGGTTTACATTCCGCGGTGTTCTTTTGTCCGAGCTCATGAATCTCGGACTGTTGGGACATCCGCACATGCGTCTTTTGTGTACCCACGCCTCGACCGATATGAATGCTGTTCAGGTGGTTCGCGTGAAGAACATTTTTGATACGTGTGATACCATTTCGAGTGATCTTAGGATGAAGATTTATTCGCACTTAGACGTTCCTCAAGAGATCCTATAAACCGAATGTTTCCTATATGACCTAGGGTTGTCTGAACATCGGCATAAATTTTACCACCCATTTGTTGCCACCGACGACAAAATGCATAATCCTCAGATAGGTACCGACGGGACACGGGATCGATCATACAATCAAAGACGGCACAATAGTTTTCGAGATCACGGTTTTGGTGGTCATTCACGCAGTTCAGCTCAGGGTACTTTTCAAACATACGTGTAAAGACGTCTCGCCGAATACACAAAAACCCAGTCGGACCATCAAGCACCTCGACAAATCCGTTTATGACTTGACTATTTTGTTGTTTAAAATTCATGACGAGTGAACTTGAGAGTTTACTCAAGTCGCGCGTATCACCGATTCGAACGGCGTGTTCAGCCTGGTCCCACATAATCACCTTTTTCGGGTAAACGGCACACGAAATGTCGTGTCCGGACTCAATCAGGCGTAGGACCGATTCAGGGTCAAAGTGAACGTCCGCATCGATAAACATGAAATAGTCCGCCTGAGTCTTGTACATGAACCGAGCGACTGAAAGGTTACGTGCTCGATGAACCAACGATTCATTCTCGGTCGTATCGAGCATGAGTTGAACGCCTCGGACGGCACACAGACGTTGAAGTTTCAGGACCGATTCTGTGTATCCTTGAAGACACACACCTCCGTAACACGGCGTACTCAGAAACAGTGACGGCATACTTTAAAAGCCGCGTCTAGACTTTAATATAAATTTTACACTCCAAAAGTTAGAAATGAAGATTTGTCCGACAGTCTTTGGTCCGTACTTTTGGAGCGTTCTTCACATGACGGCTTTAAGTGCCGCCGGAACAGATAAACCCGAGGCGTATGTTCGATTCTTCGAGTCTTTACCGGACATACTTCCGTGTTCCCAGTGTGGTAAACACCTCAAGGAAAACTTGGCTATTTTGCCGGTCGATACGTCGGATATGTTCAGATGGTCGGTCGATATACACAACTTGGTAAATACCCAACTGAACAAACCGGAAATTTCTTACGAAAAGGCTTTGGCATATTGGTCCGCCAAGTGTACCCCCGTGTCCGACCGGGACAAACTCGTGATGCTTATCGGTGGTGTTGCATTCGCGTTTGTTTTGGTCATTCTTTTGTCACGCTCCAAGTAGTAGATGACGCTGTGTCAAGTTGATCCGGCGTTCGAAATTACCGTGTTTGTCGTTGCACTCACGCTCGCGTGGATCTTTGATATTCGTCCATGGATCATTCTTTTGATCTTGTTGGTGTTTAGTGAACTCAGTCGACTCGGGTGGTGTTTCCTGACCCAGCGAAAACGTCTCCCAGTAAAACCAAAGTGTCAGTGTGCATCCTCGGGGTGAGACCGAACTCTGAGAACTGAACGCGCTATTTTTTCCTGGAGTTCTGGTGGGAACGGGGTATGACGCAAAGATCCAAGAACAGTCTTTGCACGTCGATCGAGTATGTGACGTTGTAATGTACCGACGGCCCGACGTCTGTTTCGGTAGTACTTGTGTCTAAAGTTTGGGATTGAACGTATAAAATTTTCGAGCGCATGTTGCGCCCTGGTTGATTTCATGTGATACGACCGCATTTTCGTCTCAAAGTTTTTATGTTGTGTGAGGATCGTATTATACTGTTTTTGAAGACGTGCAAAGTTTCGAAGGGCGTTCAGGTAGTTTCGGGACATGAACCGGGCTGACCGAACGCGGTTCTTTATACTTTCGCGTTGTCTGTGAACCTCTTCCCATTTTGCACGAAGAGTTTCCAGAGCTCGGTTTGCATAGTCCAAGTTACGAAGTGACGCGTAATAGTTTCGTCCGAGTTGGTGGTACCTAAGACGCTGATTGTGTGTCAATTCCATTTATTATTGTGCGAGATTTTTTTTCATGTATATAGCATATACTGTAAAATTACGAATCCTATAAGAATTACCATATATTTTTGCCAGGGGTGTAACTTCTGTAGCTCGAGTCCAATCAAAATAAAGAGGACGATCACGCTCTGAATCAAATGTATAATATTGTCCGTTTCTCGATTTATATCCAGCAATAGCATGACCAAATGGAAATCTTACCATATAAATTAACATTCCGTGTGTGAGTTCGTACTCTATACCGTTACGAACGAGTTCGTGAGGCACTTCTGGGGTTCGAACACCTTTTCCGGCAAATTTTTTCATGACAAATATCGGCGTAGACGTACCATTTCTGTATGTAAACTCGTGTGGAAAAAATGAATTATAGAACCATATGAGATCACCGACTGTTCCTCCAGTATTTGGTATATTTAATATAGAACCGATTGAAAATTGAGCCTCACCAGGTTTTCGAAAAAAACCGCGCAACCCAGATGCTCGAATCACATTTATATTTTTAAATACACTGTGTACAGGTCCATATCCCTGTAGACGATGTTTTATATATCCCAAAAACCATTGTCGACTCGCTTTCTTTGAAGGACACACATTTTTATTTACTCGTATTTCAGGTACATCAGCAACGAGTGTTTTCATCAAAGCCCGTGGACGTTGACTCAACAGAAGACCATTGATAATAGCATTGAACCAACATGTTCCACCTTGCTGAGGTCGAGTTCTGATGTTCCAGCTATTAGGAATCGAACCAGGTAATGGAATATTTTTTTTCTGTGCTTTATTTGCAACTCGGTTATATAATGCACGATAATTTGGATTGGTTTTCACGAGCGTCCAGTCAACTGTATTGAAACCGTGTTTTATATACGGTGACACGTTATTACTGTTCAAATGATTTTCTATATCAACTAAAAATTGAAATTTATTTTGAATTGTATAATGTTTTTTGATTATATTATTATAAATAGACTGTGCATTTGCATTCATTTTTGAATTTTTGGCATTTCTCAACAAGTATCCCATCTGGACCGCCTTAGCCCATCCAGACAAACCATCATTATTAAACATTTTTTGTTTTAGTTTCAAATTATTTACTGTTGTCATTAACAGTATGCAAGCATTATTTTTCGAGACCGTACCGGACACACTTCCTGTGTGACAGATACAAGTCACGTTTCATGAGTCGATCGAGTTTCTTTTCTGGGAGGGATGTTTCCTTGAGATAGATGCGTTTCAGACGACGCATGAGTTGTTCACACAACTTCATTTCATCTTTCATGTTTTCATATGTACCCCAACACTCCGAACTCAGCTGGTGAATCAACACATAGGCGTTTGGTGAAACGATTCGCTGAGACCCGCCCAGAAAAATGAATGTCGCAGCCGATGCACACAGACCTTCGACGATGGTTACAACCCGAACTTTCAGACGTTTCATAGAGTCCATACACCCGAGACCTGACATGAGATCTCCGCCGTCACTGTGAATGTGAACTCGGACACACGGTACGACGTCCAGTCCATATGTCGCCACGAAAAGATCGCGCTCGAGTTTTTTGAGCGCCACAGACAGTTCAGTCACCGAGTCTTGACACACGTCACAGTAGAAGAAAATATCATTCCCTTCGACTTTGATATGTTCGTACGGTACGGCTGCGTCGTCACTCTTATTCATGGGTGTCCAGCGTCCTTTGTGTTTAACACTTAGAAAACATTCACCAGGTTCGTATATGGAACAGGCAGCCGAGAACATTCTGACCCCTGTTCTCGAGGCGTCAATCATGCTTGCGTCCAAGTACGCGACGGCGTGTGGTCGATCGACCGTCACGGCTCGAGACGTTTCGCTCGGACTCATGTATGCCGCCCGAAACGTCACAGGACGCCATCTCGGTTCCCTCCTAGACGATGATGACGACTCTGACTCTGACGATGACATTGAAGAGGTGGATGACGACGAGGAACCATTCACAGAGTATACAGGTGACGATGAGCTTCTCGTGGGTATGAATACGTGCGCACAGACGTGGGACGAGTGGCAACCGGAAACACCAGCTGAACAGGCGCTCAAAAACGCAATCAACAAAGCTCGTATGTGATTATGGATGGGTACGACAGTCGAAGTATCCACGTATTTACAACAGAAGAAGACTCTGACTCTGACAATGAACTCCCATCACGCGTCAAGTACTCGGTCATTCTCCAGGAAGAACACGACTTTATCGACGAAGACTGAAAAAATTTTTTTATGTGCACATACTAAAATGTCTCTGCCATTGGTGTCTGATGTTACCTCCCAGACTGCAGCCTACGCCTCTTTCGGTTTTTTCTTCGCGGCTGCCATTGCATGGATGGACGTGGTGCGCTACGTGATTTCCCAGCTGGTGAATGTGAACCGTAACGGTGGTGCGTACTACCTGCTCAGCGCCGTATTCACGTCCGTATTGGCCATCTTTTTGCTGATGACTCTGCGTCGTGTGGGTGTTCTGCGTGACGGTGCTCGCGTCACCAGCGATTAAACGTACGAAATTTTCGGTTTGAACACTTGTGGCGGCGCGGGAGGCACAGCAGTCAAACGCTCGACGAGCGGCTTCAAAAGACGAACATAAGCAATCCAGGCGGCGGTAACTGAAATAATCAAAATAACAAAAACCCATCGACCAAACGCTCTTTTTTCATCAGGAGGTTTGGGTGGTGGTGGTGCATGTTGCATCGCATCGACGATACGCTGAATCTGAACATCTTGGAGCGGTGGTGTTGGCGGAGGCGGTTCGTGGTATTCACAGTGTACTCGAAGCGTAAACGCATTATGTTCAAACCCTTGAAAATTCAAAGGTGTACCCATTCGGTCGATCCATCGAATCGTCAGACGATCGATTTTCGGAATGGGTGTGTTATACAAAATGTACTGTTTGTAGTCTGTCGTTTCTTTATAGTTTTTTATCGTTCCGGCCGTGACGTCCAATGGAACCATACCGAATGTACTTCGAACAGAAGACCCTTCGGTCGTCCCCTGGACCAGTTTCTTTGCGTCCAGAACACTGGTCGTTCGAAGTTGTTCAATGTCTAGGAACACATACTCGTTCGTCGAAAGGTCTGCTATTCTCGACGTTTTATACAAACTCCGACCCGTATATGTTGGGTCGTTCGCGTACACATCACTTGTCGAGTACCAAAAACTCGAGTGTGTTCCCGAGTCGATACCAAGCATGGTTCGTATTTCGGACGTGTTTCCTTTGATGGTAAAACTTGCCACGTTACTTGAAAACAAAAATTTGCCTTCACTCTCGATAAAGTCTACACAAAAGAGAAACCCCGAGGCATTTGCGAGCGCCTGTGCCAATCCATAGGCCGAGTAGTAGCCTGGTGGAATACTGATGTTTGATGTCGACCACGTCAGAACGTTCGAACCGTCCGTCAAATTGTACATCGTGTTTGGAACTTTGGCGGCGACGAGATCCACCTGGACGACCGAGTGAAGTGGATTCGTCAAGTGAAGCGTATAACTGTTTCCGTAAGGAAACAGAGTCGTGTCTCGATTTGTCGAATCGACAAACACGTACTTGATACGCTGAGAGTCATCAGCCATAACTAAAAGAATACGTGAAAAAAATATAAATGGAAGAACTTGCTTTACACGTTGCAAAAAAGTATCGTCCACCTGAAAGTGAAGAGTGTTGGTCCCGTGATTGGATAAATCAACACGCTATTTTTACAATAGAAAACGGAAAAGTAAGATACAAAGAAACGACAAAGTGTACATTTCAAGAAAATTTTGGAAAGTATCGCCGAGATATAGTTAAACAATTTATTGATTCGGTCGGTCTCACGAATACTTTTAAAATGCCATTTGATATGAGTCTTCACGATTTTGTCGGTGAACAGATGAACACAGATGAGTTTCCTCATAGCATTCTAGGTGCATCCCTTCTAGAAAATGATCGTACAAATGTTATGATTCCGGACTTTTACGCCATGAAAAACTATGATGGAAAACTTGACGATCCAGATCTCATGATCCACAGACACAAAGTTGATCGTCTTTTATTTATCGGTTCAACAACTGGAAACCCTGATCCGTATAAAAATACACGTATTCAGTTTTGTACGTGGGCGCGTAATCACACATGGGTCGATGCGTACATTTCGGATGTACAACAAATGCAGTATAGTTCGGTACTAGACCATTTGATGCACGTTCCTATATCACCCCGGTTTCAAAAAATGTACAAACATATTGCGAATATAGACGGAAACACGGCGGCATGGGATCGTATACCGTGGGTCCTTCGTTCAAACAGTACGCTCTGGAAATATGAATCGCCTCATCAGTGTTGGTACTACCCGCTTATGAAACCCTGGACTCACTATGTACCGTTTACACTCGACACGCTCGAAAAAACGTGGTCTGAACGAGACGTTCGGACCATCTATAAACCATCGACAGAGTTTCTCAACTTTGAAACCCAAAAAGAGTATTGTCGTCTGGTGTTCGAACATATCAAAGATTTGAAGGAGCCGTAGGCCATACGATACGTGTCGGATCCGATGTGGTATTTGGAAGATCACGTAAGGCTTGACGGTACGTAGCCCAATCTGAAGAACTCGGAACATCGCGAAGTTGAGTCCAATCACATGCTGCAAGTAATTCGTTTCGTCGACGTCGAATTGCCTGCCAAAACTGTTCTTTTTGTTGAAGATCCTCTGAAAAAATCCAGTTTCCCTGTTCGTCTTGATCGACTTGGTTTCGAATCAAGGGAAGAGAAAGTGTGTCTGGGACTGGAACAACGTCGTATCCTTCAGAAGGTGTTGGTGCTGGTGTTTCTGATCTCGGGTCGTATTTGGCGACGATATACTTTTCGGCAATATTGATTACACACAAAGCCATTCTACTGTTAAGGATATCTATTAAAAAAAGGATGGAGACACCATTCCATTGATACGGGTGCATTCATACCTGTCATAATCGGAACACCAGTAAATCCTGTGTTGTTTGCTAAAACAATACGCCCATCTGGCACGACGGTTGCGCCTGTAAATGCACCTACATTTGTTGCCGAAAATGTACTGTACGTATTTGTATATGGATTAAATAAACCAAAATATGTTAAACTAAATGGTACCAATAGAACATACCCATTCGGAAGTGTTTTAGGACATGCATAATTTACACCAGCCGGTACTGTAATCGGATAACTTGTATACGTATATGTCAATGGATTATATACACCTATATGGTTTTGTGTCCATGGACCAAATACGATACGTCCGTCAGGGACAACAGTCGCACCAGTAAATCCATCAGTCATTCCTGATATAGAAATTGTCGAACGTACATTTGTTGTTGGATTCCAGACAGAAATACCGACTGTTTCTGTTGTTGGTACAAAAACAACATTTCCAGTCACGTCAAGAATACACCCACCTGTTCCTGAAAGTGCGTAGACATTTGTAAACACCCCGGTATTTTGATCATATGTAATGACATTCGCTATACCGTTTACGGCATTCCCAGGTGCTAAACAAATTCGTCCGTCTGGAAGTTGACATGCACCAGCGAGTTGGCCTTTGATACCATATGAAGACATATCAATTAGTTGTTCAGTATTTGTTACACTGTTCCAGAGTGTAAGAGATGATTCGGTTTTTAATTTTGGTATTGCAAGTATACGCCCGTCAGGTAACATACACGCATTATTCTGTCGATTTGAACCAGCAAATGATGGTGTGTACGTGGTTGATGTTCCAGTTTTGGGATTGTAAACAACACCATTTGTCGTGTTTCCAGGCCAAATCCAGACGGTTCCATTGTTTTGAAGTATACTTCCGGTGTATCCACCCCCGGTTGATTCTGTGTTGTAAGTTAAAGAATTTGAAGAAAATCCATTCGACCAAAAGTTCTGTTGCGAATACGTTCCTGCGATTTTTGTCATCCATTGACAAATCACAGCAGCATTTGATACGGATGGCCGAAGGTATGCACCCTCAGCCACAATGTCTCGCGGGGCCCATAAGTCACTTACGTAGCTGTTTCCATAGAAATATCTTACTTCAGACATGTACTACTACTAATAACTTTTGTTAAAAATTGGGTGGAGACACACTTGCGACGGTACGGGCGTCCCGCCTGTAAAAACACCTATGGTTGTTGACGCGTAAGGTGTCATGATCACACGTCCGTCCGGTAAAAGAACACTACCACCGTAAGTTGCTGTCGGGTTTGTAGTTCCTGTGAGTGTTGTATATGCGTTCGTTACAGGGTTAAATATTTGAATACTTGTCGTTGAATACGGACAAAATATAACACGTCCGTCTGATAAAAGACACCCACCGTTATTTGCAGTAGTTGTAGCGATACCAGTCGTTGATGCATTTGAATATGTTGCGGTTGTCACGTTAAACGAACCGACGTTCGATGAATTATATGGAACAAAAATGATACGACCATCTGGAACGAGAACACCTCCTGTGAATGCACCTGTTGTTGGAAGATTTTTTCCCGTGAGATTGACTGCTGAATATGTACCAGTACTTATATTATAAATACCTACATTTGATGTTCCATATGGAACGAAATATACATTTCCCGTAGGGTGTAGAACTGAACCCCAGAATGCAGTAGTACTACCTGTTGTGATTGCAAGTGTGTTTGAGTATGTATTTGTAACTGTATCGTACGTACCTATGTTTGATGACGCATATGGTGTAAATATAACTTTTCCGTTCGGAGCAAGAACTCCACTCGAATACGCGGTGTTAGGAAGACCTGCACACGGTGCTGCGTTTGAGTACGCGTTTGTCACAGTATTAAAAACACCTACATTTGCAGTCGTGTACGGAACAAAAAGAACACGTCCATCTGGTAACAAAACACCGCCTGAAAATTTCGCAGCTGTCGTAAGTCCAGGTGTGGAAGCCGTAGCAAATGTATTTGTAAACGGATTAAAAATTCCTACATTTTGAGCCGTATTTGGAACGAAAACGACGCGTCCGTCCGGAATGAGGACGCACCCTGAGTATCCTGTACTCGCAAGACCAGTAGAAATAGTACTAAACGAGTTTGACGATGCTGTATTCATCATGAACGGTGGAAGAGTCGCGTTTTGATAATTTATCGTCTGGAACGTTTTTGCAATCCATTGTTGGACGACAGCCGCATTCGATGTTTCTGGATTGATATAAGCGCCTTGGGCGACTGTATCTTGAAGTGCCTGACTCGCCTGTACATAATCCGTTCCAAAGAAATATCTCGTCTCACTCATTCCTATTAAAACTTGTTAAAATAAGGTACGAGTCTAAACTCGGGTGTACACGGCGTTGTTGTGGTGAGACACGCGACATTCGTTGATGTCGCCGGGCAAAATATGACACGTCCGTCTGGGGCTAAAGAACCACCACGGTACGAATTGGTTTCTGCCGCTCCGCTTTGTGGTGTGATATTGGAGTATGTGAGTGCGGTTGGATCAAACGTACCGGCATTTGAGTTTGTAAATGGGATACACACGATATTTCCTGACGGTAAAAGAACGCCACCTGCAAATCCACCTCCACCTGAACGTCCAACAGCGATATTCGAACGAGCGTACGGTGGATTACCGTCTGGATTTACAACCACAACATTTGCGGCCGTAAACGGAATACATACGACGTTTCCGTTTGGTGCAAGTACGCCACCGAAAAATCCAGTCGTTGCTATCGTCGAGTTTGAGTATGTACGTGCTGACGGGCTGTACTGTACGATATTTGATGTCCCCCATGGAATACACATGATGTTTCCGGTCGGTAAAAGAACAGCACCGCTAAACCCGAGCGTCGTTCCGGTCGATACCATATTTGAAAATGTTCCAGATGACGGTGTATATGCACAAATATTTGAATGACCCGTCAAAGGTACCATCGTAACATTCGATGCACCGTCGAGAACAGCACCTCCAAACGCCGGTGTCGGTATATTGTGCTTGAATACGTTTGAGTACGTCAAAGTCATGGGGTTGTAACTTCCAATATTTGAGTTGGTCGACGGAACAAAGACGACATTTCCAGACGGTGCAAGAACGCTACACGAAAACCCGGCTGGTGTCATACCGCCTGCAGGCGTGACGGCCGAAAACTGATTTGTAAATGGATTGAATATTCCAACGGTCGATGCATTGTTTGGTGTATACACTATTCGACCGTCACCTATCGCGATCGAACTTGCATATGCATTACTTCCCGCTGACCCAGATGTAATGTTTGAAAACGCCGGTTGTGAACTTGGAGCCCAAAACGAACCTTGTTGATCGATGATATTACACGAAGCGGAAATCCATGATTCTATTACAGTAGAATTTGCAGTTGTTGGTATCAGGTGTGGAGCGCGTTTCGTAAGGTCTTCTGAATAATACAGAGTTCCTGATATATATGTATTTCCAGTGACGCTCAAAGTCGTTTGACCCGTGGTACCGGCTGCACCTGAAATCGTCATCGAACCTGTTGTCGTGACGTTTCCGAGCGCAAAGACATTCGTGGTCGTCACGGCGTTTGATGCGTAAATGTTTCCTGTGACGCTGATTCCGGTCACACCCGTCGCGGGAGTCACGACGACGTTCGATGCGTTCACGTTTCCGTAATGCGTTGTCGCCGTCACGGCGTTTGATGCGTAAATGTTTCCTGTGACGCTGATTCCGGTCACACCCGTCGCGGGAGTCACGACGACGTTCGATGCGTTCACGTTTCCGTAATGCGT